TACAATAGCGATATTAATGGCGGAGATCTACAATATGGGGATATATGTGGGGTACAAGAGTTGCAATCGGATCAATTAAACGAATATGCACATGAACGAATAAATTTATATAACAATATTCATGAATTAAAAATGCAGAGAAGTAAACAAAATATAACTCCTGTAGAAAATGGGAATGAAATATTAAATAATAAATATATGGACGAAAGTAAAATAAGTGTATCTAGAGCATTTACAATAGCAAAACAAAATGAAATAAAAAAAGAGCGGCAAATTCAAGCATTAAAACAAATTAAACAAATTACATTCAATTAATATTATATAAAAATCTTTTTATGGATAAAATAAATTTAAATGTAATATTAAATCGCGAAAGTATAGAAAATGAAATTTTAACATATTTAGATGAAATTATAAAAACAGATAATGTTACTATAAAAAGATGTATTTTTATTTATGGTGATCCTGGTATTGGAAAAACAACATTTATAAATAATTTATTGAAAGATAAATATGATAAAATATATTATGATGGAAGTGATCCAAGAACCAAAACATCAATAGAAAATCTTGCAGATAATAATATAGCACAATATAACGTATCGAATTTATTAAATGGTATAAAAAAACAAATAGTAGTGGTGATGGATGATATTGAAAGCATGAATACAGGTGATAAAGGAGGTATAAATACGTTAGCGAAATTAATCAGGCCTAAAAAAACAAAGCGACAAAAAAAAGAATTAAAAACTATTAACCCAATGATATGTATTTCTTCAAATAATATTGATAAAAAAATAAAAGAAATAATGAAAGTATGTCATGTAATAAAATTACCAACACCAACTACACATCAAATGAAAACAATATTTGACAAAATAAATTATAAAAATAAAGAAATACCAGATTTTAATGAATTATGTGGTGACCTTCGGAGTTTAAAAATGAATATACAACATGAAATTAAAATTAATAATAGTAATATAAATAATAATAATAATACATCACGTGATGTGAAAAGTATAGTATATAATTTATTGAAAAATAGATATAATTTTAATGATCATGATATTTTAATAAATGATACACATAGAACAATTGTAGGATTAATATATCATGAAAATTTAGCAACTATAATAAACAAAAAATTCGATGTAAATTATATAAAAATATATAAGAAAATTTTGCAAAACATATGTTATGCTGATTATCTAGATAGAATAACATTTCAAAAACAAATATGGCAATTTAATGAAATAAGTTCTTTATTAAAAACGATGAAGAGTAATCATATATTGCATGAAAATATAGAAAATCCATCACATAATATAAAAGAATCGGATATAAATTTCACAAAAATATTAACAAAATATTCAACAGAATATAACAATAATTTCTTTTTTCAACAATTATCATTTAAATTGTTAACTAGTTATGATGAGACATTGTTATTTTTTAAAAGTATTAGGGATAATATAAGCGATTATTATGAATTAATGACAATATATGACATATCGGAAATAGATATAGCGCGGGTGTATAAATATATAGATAATATAGAAAATTATGAAATAAATAGTAAGGAAATAGACATGGATGATTTTTTGTCACAAGATAATTAACAAGATCAATATAGATATATAAAAAAAAATTAAAAAAATTATATAGATAACTAAATTGAGAATTTCTAAATAGTTGGTGACAAAAAGAAGGAACGTTTTATTTACAAATAAAAATTTATCCACTAAATATAAATGCAATTAGAATTAGGTGATATAATAAAATTATTTTCATTACAATTAGACGAGTTTCATGAGCAAATTTTCGTAATAATATTTATAAGTAAAGAAAGGTTGGTAATACAAAATATAATATCAAATAAAATACACGATTTGCCGATAAAAGAGAATAAATTATTAAATAAATTAATAGAAAATATACATTTACTTAAGAGACATGAAAAACAAGGATTTGTACAACAAAATAATTTATCAATAAATACATGGATAGATATTCAAGGTAAATATAAAACAGACATACCATTTACATTAACAGGGAAAATAACAAATATAGATCATGATATGATAGAAGTAACGATATATAGTTTAGAAGAAGAGACGATAATTTATATTGATTTTGCGTATCAAGGAATATCACCAGATTCTAATATAAATACAATAAATATTCGTGATAAACCATTAGAAGATTTAAATAAAGATACATCTGAAATATCAGAGAGTCTAATACAAGATATAGAAAATGAAACAATAAATATAGATAAAATAGTATTTCACGAAGATTTAGAAACGATACGAGTAAAAGAAATAAAACAGTTACATAAACATGCATATAGTTTAGATAATCAATTAAATGATATGGTTGAAGATATATTAGCAAATAATTCTAATCCTGGTAAACAATTACTAAATGAGATATCAATATTAACAAAACGTTATACAGATTTATATAACGAATTTATTTACAAAAAAGAATCAAAAAAAGATATGGATAAAAATTGGAGTGTTGATGTTATATCAAATAAACCTTTGTTGTTCATAGGAGATGACTCATATAATGATGAATATATAAGAAATACAGATTTTAATAAACATATAAATGAATTAGAAAGCGATTTAAATGAACAATATACAACTAATTCTTATGCGGAAAGATATCAAAAAATGTTAGAAATAATAAATAAATTTTATGAAGTAAATGATTATGAATTAGATGAAAATACTAAATCATTTGATTACATAAAAAGGTGTATAGAAACTAATTTACAAGAAAATCCGAATAGTATAGATAGTTATTCGGTTTGTACAAAATCAAAAGACAACACAAGAAATCCCATAAATAAAGCTCTTTCCACATCGTCTTTTAAAAATATTATAGTTTTACCGAACGACAAAATTCATAGAAAATCAGTAGTATATTTACCAGAAGCTCTTATATTAGATGAAATAATTAAATTAAAATCAGAAAATATATTAGAAAAATCTCTAGTAAATAATATTGGATTTACAAATTATAATATAAATCATAGTAAGATTTATGAAGTTATTTATGTAAATGAGCAAAGTGATAATAAAATATTTGATAAAATATTTACAAGATATTTACATTATAAGTATGATGAATCAAAGATGACATATGAAGATTTTAGAAAGAAGATATTACCATCAAATGATGAAATTATTATGAAGATAATTGAAAAATTGGATGCAAAAAATTTGTCTCTTTATTCAGTTATAAAAAAAATGAATAGATTTTCATTAAATAAAGATGATATTAATATAGGAACATATGAAAAAGTGAAAGAATTATTGGATAGAAAAATGTTAGAATTTAAACAAGAACTTTTATCAAAAAAAAGAGAAAGTTCTATTTTATCGAAAGAGTCACAAATAAATAAATCAAGATTTTCAGAAATATACAAAGATGATATAGAAAATTATATGGATGTAACAAATTTATCAACATCAGAAATATTATCAAAAATGATGGATATGGATAATATAGATTTATTTACATCATTAATATTATTAAAAAAAAATGATTTTTTGGACTTTACAAAATTTGATAAAAAGATTAGTGATTATATAAATGCAAATGAAGGTCGTATAAGTAGTAATAAATGTTCAAAGTATTATTTAGCTAAACAGTATAGTTCAATAAATCAATTAGAAGAAGATAATAATAAAATAATATACTTTGATAAAGAATTTGATAAAACGAATTATAATTTATTTGACGAAAATACATTAGAAAATAGAGAAGAATGTATAAAAATATTAACAACAAAATATAAAATAGAAGAAGAAGATGCAATATATGAATATATATCTATGAAAAATAAACAAAGAGAAGTTCGTAAAGGGGATTATGCATTATTATATACGGAGGGTAAATTTATGATGTTTATACGTAATAAAGAAAATGAATGGGAAGTAACAAATAAATTTTCAGGTATGAGTGGAAAAGAGATATTTTGCAATATACAATCAGATTGTTTTTCAATACCATCAAATAGTTGTTCTAATTTAAAGGATAAACAAATATCTAATACATTAAAAGATGCCAAAGATTCAATAAATGATTTTGATACAGATATTGTTAAGAAAAAGGCAGCATTTAAAGAGATAATGATTAAAATAAACGATCAAAATATACAAAAATTAAGATTAAATAATAAACATAGAGAAAACAATGCTTACAAGCAAAGTAGGATGTTATACAATATAGGTGTAACATATATACCATCAGATATAGAAGAATCGCCGTATAATAATATATTTCAGTCTATTTTGAATATAAAAGATTTAAAATTAAGATATGAATATGTAATAAAATTTTGTGCAAATTATACTCGTGATGCTAATGTTCAGATAGAAAATGAATCACAATATTGGAAATATTGTGTAAAAACGAATATGAAATTAGTTCCATATTTTATTTATAAATTAGCAATAAGTTATCATATAACTAAAACTTATACACAAGAGATAGAAAATATTTGTAAAGATCAAGGTGTTTTAAGTGATGATAATGATAAATTTATTGATAAACATTCGGGTTATATAATTAAAGAGATAGATTTTACTGATACGTATCAACCGGATTATACACCATTAAGAGTAGCGGTTTCTCCAGAAATAGATAAATATGATAATATAAAAGATATTTCAAAAGAATACAAGCATTATATTGTAAAAATAATAGAAGCTATGTCATTATATATGGTAATAAAATTACGAGATTCACAAAAAGAATATATAATGAGAAATGTAGTTGAAGATTTTAATAAATATTTTGAATCAAAACCGATAAAAGAAGAGGAAAAGAAATTAAATGCTCATTCACATTACATAATGTATTATACTTTATCTTATTTGGCTATTGAAATATTATGCGCTGTACCAAATATACAAAGTAATGATACTTTTCCGGGTTGTGTAAAATCGTTTACAGGATGGCCTGTAACAGATAAATCAGATACATCGGGATTATTATATATAGCTTGTGTAGCATTAAAATTAGCCAAAAAAGATTATCCTTGGAAAATATTACATAGAAAAATAAAAGATATAAGACCCACACCAGATAGCATATGTTCAACAATTCAAACATTTTTAGATAAAATAATAACAAAAGTGTCTGTGTTAAGAAAAATAAATAATAAAATAATCTATAACAAAAAACAAAAAGATATTATAGTAAAACCAGTAGTAAAAAATGCTAAAATATTTTTACCTCCACAGGAAAAATATGAAATAAATTTTACTTTAAGAAAAGGATTGACTGGATTATCTAGAAATGATTTACAAATAAAATCATTTTACTATACAATTTCTTTATTCAAAAAAATTCAAGATTTGGTTAAAAGTATAATAGAAGATTCAAGACCATTAATAAATGAACCTTTACAATATTCAATAAATGAAAAAAAAACATTTATGACTAATACAGAAATACAAGAACATTTAAAAGAATTGACTCAAATTAATAAATTATTAAAAAATAAGCAATATACAAAGATATATAGTAAATTTAATAATTATGAATTACATTTTCCCAAAGTATTAAATGAATTTTTAAAAAATAAAGAATTGATGAATTTATATTTGCAGAATAATTTAAATGATAATGAGGAATTAATTAGAGAAATGTATCCTAATTTACCGGAAATAATTCCTAGAGATAAAATATTGTTTTCTGATATGTTGAAAAGTAATTCTATATCATTAAGTAATAAGGATTTTGAAAAAATCTATAAAAATAATTATGAAGATATTCTATTTGACAGTTCCATATTTTATAAAAAGCAATTAGATGTTAAATTTGAATTTGATGAAATTATTGAAAATGATAATGATAATGAATTTATAAAAAATTTATTTGAAATGATAAATAATGATGACATAGAAATATTTAAAACCAATGCAATTGAAGAAATGAAAATAAATGTTGAAAATATTTCAGAATATATATTTAATTATGGCGAACAAAAAAATTCAGATAAGAAAAAACTTAAAAAAACGATGGAAAGTTTAGTAGATAGTACATTAGAAATATTTAATTTTTGGGAACCTATTAGAAAAATAGAAGATGAAGTAAATATTTGGCGTACAACTTCAGAATCTATAAATGATATTGAAAATGAAACAATAAAAAATGCAACAAAAAATATAATAAATACTATAAATTATTTAACTAATACATTTCCACAATTAATAAAAAATAGATTATTAAATACAGGTAATCGTTTTTATAATGTGTCTTGTCCTGATCATTGGGATATATCAGATATACATAAAAATGATATTATTAAAATAATAAGAAATTTTTATAATTTTATTGATAAATATAGCAAATGTCCTAGTGAAATAATAGAAATATTGGATAATTATAGTATTAAGGTAAAATATTATTCAAAATTATGTAATCTAGTAAAACGTCATTTTGAAATGAATGAAAGTAGTGAAACCTTATATATATCAATACTATATATATTATTTGAAACAATTAAATCATTAATGGAATTAACAGAAGATATAGAACATGTAAAAATAACAAAATGTGTAGCAAATATGATATATGATATTTTTTCAATTAATTATTTTAGTGATACTTTTAAACAATTTAATATTTCAAATGATGAAGTATATTCAACTATAAATAGAATAAAAGAAAGTGAAAAAAATACGATATTAAAAAAATTAGAAGAAATGAATGATGAACAACGTGATATAGATAACGAATATAAAAAATATTCAATTGGTGATTGGTCTTCTGGAAAATTTAGAACTTATGATAAAAAGGAATATGATGAAGGTCAAACATCAAATATATATAGAGATAATGATTTTATGTCAGGATTATTAGGCGAAATATACACTAATGATTTAGATATAGAAGAAGCATTTGATATGTCGGAATTACCGGATGATGATATAGATCCTAATTTCGATGAATAAAAAATATTTATATAAATTAATATAATGTTAAAATTATTAAGTTTTGTATTACTAATTGTAATATTAATTGTATTATTTTTTGGTATTAATGTAGCTAATAAAAAAAGTTTGAATGATGTACATGATATTCAAACAGGATATACAATAGATAAATTATATATTACTGAAACAGCTGATGACACTGGGGTGTTTACCGGATATACACATTTATTTTATTTATTTATGAAACACCCATATGGTTCACAACATAACATTATAAAACGAGATGATGGTGTTAATTCATTCGAAATTTATATAGATCAACACAATGTATTAACAATAAAAATAAAGAAAGATGCAGAAACACAGAATGTAGAATATTTAATGCCTTTGGGAAGATGGATAAATATAGGTGTAGTAGTAAATGAATATGCAATTGAATTATATATAAATGGCACGTTACTTAAAACAATGATAAATACAATGAGTAACACAACCCCAGACTTATACAATACAGATATTACTATAGGCGATTCTACAAAAAGTGGTAATTCAAATAATGGATGGATCTCATCGTATAAATATTTTGATAAACCATTAGATGCTAAAACTATTAATGATTATTATCAAGAAAATGTTAATAAATACAATAACCTTAAAGATGAATATGGATTACGTTTAACAATAGATAAAAATGATGAAGAATTATTAAATTATGAATTTTAAATACAAATAAAAAATAAAAGATTTAAAATTATGACTAATTATTTATTTATATGAATATTGTAGATTCTCCTTTTTACAATATAAATACAATAATAGACAATGCAAATATTCATATAAATTCTATAGAGCAAGAAACAAATTTAATGAATATATTAAAAACAATATATAAACCAATTATAGTTGTAAATGAGGAATATCTTAATACATATTTACTTTATTTAAGTAATTCGTTTTATCCATTTATTTTAATAACTATTTCATGTAATAATATTGATATATTGAATGACGTATATTATAAAGAATTAAATAAACTATTAGATAATCAAAATTTAATTGTATGGTTTTGTTCAGAAAAAAAAAGCTCTCATTATAAAATTAGATCATATCCGATAGGACCAAAACGCATAGATAATTCAATAATGAATTATGATGCAAAAAATAAGATGTTCAATAGTATAAAAGAAAAATTGTTATATTATGATTTTACAGGAAATAGTAATTTAGATAAGTTTTTATCTAATAATTACACTGCTGTAAAATCTGAAACAATGGATAATAAATCTTATTTAAAATGTTTAGAAAAATATAAATTTTGTGTAATTTCACCATCAAAACAACAACAACATCAAGTATGGGAAGCCTTATTATGTGGTGTTATTCCTATAATTGAATCATCAAAATCAAATGACTTATATATAAATTTACCAGTAGTTTTAATACATAATTGGTTAAGTATAACACCAGAATATTTAGAAGATATTTATATGGAAATAATCCAATATAAAAATTATGATTTTGAAAAATTATATAAATATTATTGGTTAAATGATTTATTGATATATAAAAATAAAGAAATAATATGATATAAAAATTGAAAAAATATATTATTATTTATTTTTGCTGTAAAATAAAAATAATGACAGAATTTGATGATGATGTAACAATTAATGATATTATCAGACGTGTTAATGAGCTAAATGATATAGAAAAAAATTTATTTATTAATAGTATTAATAATATTAAAAAAAAAAAGGAAAATACAGAAGAAGAAAAATCTGAAAGAAAAAAAAATGCGAATGAAAAACGGAAAGAAACAATTGCGAAACGTAAAGCAGAAACAGTTAAGAATGATGAAAATAAATTGAAATTGGAAGAGAAAGTAGAAAATAAAAAAATGGTGGCTGAAAAACGTAAAATTACACTAGCTCGTAAAAAAAAAGAAAGAGATGATATTCGTATAGTTGATGATACATCAAGTGATGATTCCAATAATGTAAAAACAATTAAACTAGTTGTGAAATCAAAAATCAATAAACAATAAAAAATATCTAAACATACAAAATTATAAAAATGATAATGAAAAATAATATTTTTATAATTTTATCAATAATAGTAAACAATATTAAAGGTTGTAAAGGATTTATTTTTTCAGGTGCTACAGCACCATTAGGTTTTTGGGATCCATTAGAAATATCAAAAACAGTAGATATAGGACATTTAGCTTTTTTAAGAGACGCAGAATTAAAACATAGTAGATGGAGTATGTTATCATTAATAACAATTCCAATGATAGAAAGTAAGACACATTATCCAGCAATACATGAATTTGATAATTTATCAATAGGAATGAAATGTTTAGTAATGATATTTATTAGTATAGGAGAATTAAATATGATGTTAAAAGGATGGAAAAATCCATTTAATAATAGAAAAAATTTATTCAAATTAAAAGAAAAATATCAACCAGGTGATTTTGGTTTTGGTATAATTGAAAATCTTGATTATATAGAGCATGATACAATAAATAATTTAGAATTAAATCATGGAAGATTTGCAATGATAACATCAATAATAGTAATGTTATTAGAAAATATATACGGAATTCCTTTATTTTCTACAGCAAATTTAGAATTGATTAATTAATTTACATAGAAATATAATCATCTAATGTTAATGATTTTTTTCTAGTGCGGATAAGCTTACTTTTAGGATCATAATCTTTATAATGATTTTTATAAAATAATACACTAGTGAAAATACTATCAACATTAGATTGAGATGTGGTTAATGTATTAACATCAAACAATGCAGATTCCAGTTCACTTTTACGTGTAAGCATTTGATATTTACCCGGTTTATTTAATTGCATAGCGGGTGCTATAATAAAAATGTACGAAGAATTATTTTTAATATCAGATTCAAGGGAGTATAATATAATCATATTAGATCTTATATCATCAAAAGCATTTGTGTTATTGGATAAAAGAATAGTGGGTATTTTGTACAAATTAACAAACATCCATATATCTAAATTGCATACATAAAAATCATCATCATTAATAATTGCACTAATATTAATATCTGTATTAGATAATTTATATAAATTTGTTTTCTTTTGTCTTTGCATTGCTTTATGAAATTGTATTTTATTCTTTTCTATTTGTTCTTTATACAAATATATAAGATCTTCTTTAATTTTTTCAGGTGTTATAACTTTATTCATATATGCCTGATATATTTCTGAAAGTAATTGTATTGTACAATAAGATATATTATCATAAACACGTACAAATGTTTTGTCTGGAAATAATTTATCTTTAATTTGTTTTATAGTTTTTCCCAAATATTTTGGTTTTTGAACACATTCAATAGAATCTATATTATTATATTCAAAATCAATATTATGTGTAATAGTATCTGCAGTTTTGTTTAATGAAAAATCACTTGGGTGTGCGGCTTTAAGTGTATGTGTAAATAAATCGTTTATTTCAGAATCATATACTAATATTTCATCATTGTTTAATGAAGAACTTTCTGTAGGGAAAAAAAATAATTGTTTAGGATCTAAAATAAAATCACGTGTGGTTTTATATCGTATTAATTCATCGGCAACCTTGGTTAAATATGTATTACTATTTAGATCATTTGTGATAAGGTTAATTTTAGGTATTTTTAATTTTTCTCCCTCACAAAATAAATTTGTATTATTAGAATTACATAAACTTACATTAGATATTTTTGACAATTCTTCTTCCGTATAATTAATGAATTTAACATATTTTTTTGTAATATTTTTAAGGATACTAGAAATTTTTTTGATCTTATCATCATATGGCAAAGATTCGTCTTCAATATATAATTTAATTTCATGATGTGATTTCATATTAGAAAGTTGTGCTAATTTATCACGACATAATAATCTAAAAGCGTTTAAGAAAGCTTGTTCACATTTTAATTTTTGTGCATATGAATTATTAAAATTAATTTTATTAGAATAAAATATACTTTTATCTACATTAATAGGATTAGTATCAACAGATTCAATGGGATATTCTCTAACAATATCATTTGAAATAGGAGGATTGAATTGGATAAATTGATTAGTTTCGGTATAAAGTCCTACTAATTTACCTTGTTCTTCTAATAAATATCTAGGCGAACAATATATTTCTTTATTATATTTTTTAACTTGATTTAAAAATTCAATTGTGTCATCATAAGAAGACCAAATTTTAATATTATCAATTAGAACGATATCTACATTTTTTAATTCTTCATTAACTTTCAAAGAATATTCGATAGAAGAAGGGTAACAAGGAATAAATCCAGTTAAATTATTATTAGTTTTAAACTTAATTCCAATACATTTAAAATCGAAACCCACTACTAAATATATTATTTCCTGATTAATTTTTTTAATTTTATCTATTAGTGTTAAAAGAGAATCATTTTCATGATATTTAAATTTTCTAGGTATGCTGGGCATATTAAAAGGATTACATTTGTCACATAAATGTTTTTTTATTGATTTAATAATATTTTTAATTTCTTTTGGAATTGATTTTTCTTTATCAAAGATTGGATTGTAGATTTTCTGTTTATTATCTATGATTTCAAATAAAATAATAGGTTCAAATACATCATAATACATATTTGTTTCTTCATTTATATTTGTTTGTTTTATTAATATAATGGTTTGTTTATTAGAATATAAATCATTACTGTATTGATTAGATGGACATAAAACATCTATGCGATTAGTAGAGTCTGTATTAGTTATATCTAAAATAATCAAATCAACACCATTTGGGAATAATTTTGAATATGGTTTACAGATAATATCCCATAAATAAGTGTAATCAATATATTCACTATCGCTTTTAATGAATTTTTTAAAATTTTCATAGGCACGAATAATTGTAACTAAAAATATAGGCGTAACCTTTGCTATATCATAAACCTTTGTAGTTTTATATTTTTCTAATAACTCACCTATATCTAAATAATGATTAGTTTTTGTTGAATTTCTAGAGGGTGGATCAGGAGGAGGATTTGGATCTTTTATAGTGCTATCAATAATTTCAAATTTATTAATAATTTTTAAATTAATATTTTGCGGAGAATCTGATTCTTGAAATACTTGTATTAAATTTCCATTTTGTAATTTAACAAAAATATCTATATCTATTAATTGACATATTTTCTCTTTCATTTCTTGTAATGTAAAATCTGTGGAATTTACAATATTATATATTTTTGTAATAGCAACCATAAATGATTGTTTTTGATTATCTTCAATACCCAATCGTAGCATACAAGGTGTATTAGTTTTAATTAAATGTTCATTAGACTGTTTATAACACGTAGTATTATCAAATTGAAGCATATATTGTAATTTTAGAGGTAAATAACCTAGTTGTCCTGGACCCAATTTACTAAATTTAGCGGTTAGGTCACTAACAGATTCTTGTTTAAATATATATCCATCATCGTCCCGTTCTTTTTTAATAGATCGTTCTTCAATATTGTGCTTATCTGATAAATTATAATGATGACTAAATTTTGATGCATTTTGATTTACTCTATTTTTTTGTACAAGACTAACCAATTGATTTTCTATATAATTACCTGAATTATCAGCTTTCGCAGCTTTCATACAACAAGGCATAGATAACCCCTTCTCGTGTTTAGACGATTCAATAAATCCTGGATAATGAACACGATAATAATCTGGATATTTTTTCTTACCATCACCATGTTCAACATCATGATAAAATTCGTATATTGATTTACCAGCCGGTAAATCTTCTATTGTTTTTGGAATTTTATCGTAGGGAATAATAGCATCCTTTCCTCCACATTTATTTTCTTCAAAAATTTCTTTTTTACTTAAACTAGTTTGTGTTTTTAAACACCAATATCTTGGACATATATAGTATGCTTCTTTATCAGGACTACTACCATATTTAATATATCCATAAAAGGAGTCGGGATGATTATTAGAAATGTCAATAAATTCCTTTTCCGTTAACATTACAGGTTGTCTTTTATAATTTGGTGGACAAGATCTTGAATAAGCATTAAATCTAGAATCACTTTTTTTAGGGAATAAGGTTTCGTCATGTTCAAACATTTTTTCAAAAAATAAGGTTGGATTTTTTAAACTACTACTTTTTCCACCCCCTATCATAGTATCCTCAAAATCTTCTTCTTCATCATCATCGAATACAATATCATCAAATTCATCAAATTCATCAGATGTATCATCTAATTGAGAAACATCATCAATATTACTAATTTCAGTTAATTTAGATTGTACATCAGTTTTTGATTTTTGACAATTTTTTATATCTTGATTAATATCTCCATATTCATTATAAAAAGCAAAAATAAATTTGCAATATGTATTTATAATATTTAAATAATTAAGATTATTGATTTTACTAATAGATATATGTAAATTATTACTATTTTGTTGTTTTTCAAATTTACCATAAACAGGAAATCCAGGATGTTTAACATTTTTAAATCTCATATTTTCAAATTGTTCTGCTTTTTGTTGTAAATCATTAATAACATCTAGAACTTGCTCTCGTATTTTATCATAAGGGATATCGGGATTATTTAATATCATATAATCAATTATATCTGAGGAATTTTGTGTTTTTTGAAATTGATCTAATATGAGTTGTTCGTTGGCACCCATTTGTGCAAAATTGGAAATTTTTTTATAGACGAGATTAAAATATTTATCATCATCTGATTCAATATAATTAAAAGAATCTGATAAACAAGGTAATAATTGTTTAATTGAATTCATTTTTGTTATTGGCATTTTTGATTCATATGTAATGTCTATAATTTCTACATTATTATCTAATATTTCGTCAAATATAACTGTTGAATATCCATATTGAGTAGTGTAATTATTAATTTTATGTAATAAAGGATTAAGATGCTTATTTAATATATCTTCTATTTCAGTAATATTAAGTAATGTATGATTATTCATAGTAATATGAACAATACCATTGGAATCAAATTCACAAATTAAATTGTTTACATCATTATTTTCAGGTGTATTTATAAAAATAGCCAATTTATTACCTATACCAGATATATTTTTAAGTTCGATTATTTTTTTCCTAGATAAATAAGGTATTTTTTGATTATCTATAGTTTTTTGATGTGAATATAATTTAATCAAATTTTCTATTTTCATACCAGGATTAAGTTTTAAGAATGGATATTCATATGTTGTATGTAAATAATCGAAAATAATTCGTAAAGGAAAATTTATTTTAATTAATGGATAAATTTTAAAGTATATATGTTTAATACCTTCATTATTTATTTTTATATCACTGTAGTTATTAATTCTATTTAAAATATTTTCAGATTTTTCAATACTATTTTTATATTCATCTGTATCATTAAAATCTAATAATTGTGAAATTTCTTCAATTCCATTATTGTATAAAAAAGGGAAATAAGTTTTACTAATATATGATGAGTGTATTGATTTATCATAAAGTGAAAATAAATCTTTTGCCAAACAGAAATATAAACTATCAGTATGGAGTTTTGAAGTTTCTAATAATAATTTATTGTATTGTGTATTAACTTGAATATCGTTTGAGAAATTTTCTGTTTCTAATAAAAATGGATTAACAATAAAATTTTGATTTTTAGAATATAAACTTAATGAAATATACATAATTACTGGTTCATCGAAATTTAAATTTAAAATATCATAATAATCATAATTAGATTTATATGGGATATCATCTATGTTAATATGACTAAAATTTTTACAAAAATTTTTTAATATAGAATATGTAATTGGTGTTAAAAAGTTATTGGTTAAAATATGTAAAATTTTAAGTGTAGAAAATTTAATAGGGATATGTGTATATAGATAAATTTCATTAATAGAAACATATTTCCGTTCTTTTTTTAAAGAAATTGCAATTTTTTTTTTTATTATTTCAATAGTATCTTGATTATTAATAGAAAAATCTGTTTCTAATTCTTTTTCAGATGTTTTATTCTTATAGATAATCTTCATTAATATATTGGAATATTAATTTTTAATATTTTATCATATTTATATCTTGACTAAAGAATATAAATATGATAAAATAAATAAAATAATGACAGAAAATTACATAGTAATACATGAAAATATTCGCAATAAATTAATGAATTTTATAAATCAAAATCAAGTACCGAATATTTTATTACATGGTCCTCCTGGTGGTGGAAAAAGGACTTTGGTTAAGGAATTTATTAATAAATTATATAGCGATCAACAAAATGATTTGGTTATGTATGTAGAATGTGGTCATGGTAAAGGAATAAAATTTATAAGAGACGAAGTTAATTATTTTGCAAAAATGAATTGTTGTGGTGCATCATTTAAGACAATAATATTATTAAATGCAGATAAATTAACAATTGATGCTCAATCTGCATTAAGAAGAAGTATTGAACTTTTTTGTAAAAAAACACGATTTATAATTATAATTCATGATCAAAGTAAATTATTGAAACCTTTAGTTTCAAGATTTTGTGAAATATTTGTACCTTTACCTGTAATTAAAAACAACAGTGAAAATTTACATCAATATAACAAAATAAGTTTATTTAATAAAAAAGAATTGAAAAAAATAGTTTCATTAAAAGAAAGAATAAATAACATTTCTGAAAAATCAACAATAAATGATATTTTTAATTTAACAGAAGAACTTTACAATAAAGGATATACAGGTATTCATCTTATTGAATATATGTTTAAATCGGAATATTCAGCATGTGATATTTTATGTGTAGAACAATTTAGAAATCATATAAAAAGTGAGAAACTTTTAATATTTTGTATATTAAATAAAATTATTAATACGTTCGATAAAAGTTATTAATAATATTGTATGAATGTAAAATATAAATGGACGATTTTAATTTGCAAAATTTAAATGAATCTCGTAATGAATGGGTAGCAAGATTAATAACAATTATTTCACCTAGTATTTTTCAAGGATTAAAACAAATATTTGATGATGCTGTAAAATTAGCAGTTTCTACAAATCAAAAAGATAAATATTTAATGACATTTCAAAACATGTTAACTCAAATTCCAAAATGGAATAATGATATAATTAAAAGTGAAACAGAAAGAATTATAGAATCTACACAATGTAATTATATTGAAGATTTAATTACTTGTGTACATGTTATACAATTAAAAGCTTTAACATGTGTAAGAGTAGGTCAAAATGAAAAGGATATTGAAATAAATATACCAAAATTAAATGATTTTTTACATAAAGTGTATATAAATACGGCCCGTGCTATTTATTCAAATATATACTTATTTGAACAAGAAATATTACCGATACAAATACAACAAAATTATAATAAAGTAGATCAAATTATTAAAGAAAATATTATTCAAACAATTAGACAATCTATGCCTATTGAAGAAATATTACGTGCATATTTAGAAGAAACTGCTTCTAAAGCATTAGACAATAAAGAAATTAAACAATCTGATTCAATAATAGAAAATAATACACTTATAGATAATGAAGTATCAGAAAGTAATAATAATGTTAATATAGATTTATCTGAAAATACACCAGAATTTAAAGAATCAGAAGTATCTTCAGAACCTAAACTTGAAGAAATACAAATAATGGCTGATGATGATATATTTGATAATATTAAATCTACCGAAAACGAATTAACTGAAAATAATAATCTTGCTAATAATGATTATGAAATGTCAAGCCCTATTAGTGTTGATAATAATAATGAAGAAAATACCTTAAAAGAACATAACGTAACATTTTCTGGTATACCAGATGATGAACCTTTTTCTATAATTTCAGATGATATTATCATAAACGATAACGATAAATTATTAGGAATAGAAACTCTTGAATAAAATTGCGTTAAAAATAATAAAAAAATATTTGTAATTATACTAAATAATGATGTATATATATATTTTATCTGCTTTAGCAATTTCGCTAATGTTTTTTATATATAATTATGTATTTTATTTATCTACTAAAAAACCAGAAGAAAAAGATATATTTGTAAAAGAAAAAATAAAAGATTCTTTTGTAATATTTGTATTAAGTAGTGGTATATATTATTTAATACAAGAATATTTTCATAATGATTTTGTTAGTAAAATATTTCCAAAACCCAATACTAAAAATGCAACAGAAATTTTCACAGATCAACCAGGATTTTAATAATAATATATAATTATATTTCGATATAAATATAATTATTTAAGATAATAATATTTATGAGTTATACATTTCCAGAAATGCCCAAAGAATATTTCGATATAAATAAATGGTTTACTTGTACATTTCAAAAAAACGATACTACAGGAAATACTATTGGATATAAATTCAATTATGAAGATCATTTAAATCTTTTTTTAAACGCAAAATTTACTAGTAAAGAAAATGTAATTTATGTCATAGATGCTTTCGATAACATTATACATACTATTCCATTAGAAGAATACAAAAAATATGTATCATGTGGAGAATGGGATGATCCAACATTTACAAAAAATGAAAGAAAATTGGCTTGGCAAATAGAATGTTTGCGAGTAAAACAATCTATTAAAAAAAAAAACGAAGAAGATTTATTTGAATGTAAAAAAGAAAATAATGTTGATGATGATTTTGATTTTGGCTTTTATGATTTTGTAGAAAATACCGATAATATGCCAATACATTTACGTAATACATTATTAAATAGTATTGTAGATAAAAATGATAAAGAGTCATTTAGTTGGATACCTCCTTCAAAACCACCTAGAATTTCTAGTTTAACAACTTAATTATGACAAAGGAAGATAGGTTTCTCCAATTACGGGTGTATTTATTCTATCTAGATATGTTTCACCTGGATAAATTCTATCACGAATATTTACCATTTCAACATTTTTTTCTGTATTTGTTATTTTTTTAAAAGTAGGTGTATTTAATCGATCTATATATGTTTCACCAGGATAAATTCTTATACGTAAATTAAAAAGGTCTTTATTTTTACTTCGTAACTTTTCATTAATACTAAAATTATTATTCATATTCATTCTTTTTTTAATAAATATCAATAATAATTTTTCAATTTTTTATATATCATTTATTTTTATTTTAATTTCATCTATATTTATTATCTTTTTATTCTTAATTTTTTTACTAGAAATTATAAATTTTGAAAACATAGGTTTATCTAATTGATTATGAGGTGTATGATCTTTAACATCTCTTGCGATCATCTTATATAATTTAAAATCAGGATAACGTTCTTCACCATTTTTTTTATAAAGAACATTACGTTTTTTGTAATCTAAACACCATTCGTTAATCAAATTTTGTATTTCATCATTTTCAGAATCATTTACATCTTCTATTGAATCAAAAAAGTAATCAAATAAAGAGCAACCTAATCTACATAAATCGAAACTAAAATTAGGTTTAACAATATCATTATCAGGATTAAAATATGGTTCAACATTATATTGTGAATAAGCATCGCCATCTTTTGAAAATGAATTACTAAAATAAGTAATATTATTAACCGTGTAAATACTTCTACCAAAATCTATTATTTTCCATATTCGACCATATGTTGGAACTTTATAATATACTCCAGCATAATGATAATATATATATTCTTTATCTGTTTCATTATACATTATATTTGAAGTATGTAAATCATTATGTACAAAATTAAATACGTCTTGATATGTAATTAATATAAATATTATTTGTAAAAATATTGAACACCAAACCTCTTCATCTATATCTTCATTATGCATTAAATTATCTAATGTATCAGATATTGTTTCCATTGCAATTATATTTACTGGAAAATTTTTTATGTACATATTTATTTCAGGAGTTTCATCATCATCTTCATCATCATCATCTTCATCTTCATCATCATCATCATC